TGCTCTCCCTCTATTATAACACACCACCTCAAAAACAGTCAAAAAAAATGAGGAGGGGGTGTCTCCTCATTTTAATTACTGAGTTAGAATCAAATTCTTGGTTGTGTTGCCTGTTGTCCTGATTGATAGACCTTGATGATTGCATCTCTGTTTGCTCTGTAAAATGCAGGATCTGCAGCACGGTTGAGGAGTTCATCTCTGCTCATGTTGCCTTGAGTAGTTTGGATAACCCCGTTGTTTGATGGAGGGGGTGTTCTCGTTGGTTGAGGGGCTTGAGCTTGAGGAGGTTGAGCTTGAGGAGGTTGTGCAGCTGCTTGAGGAGACTCCTCTTGCTTTGCACTCAAAAAGCTCTGCAGGATGAGGGGTGCTGTTGAGGGGTCTTGTTTCATGGCATTGACCCAATCCCCAAACTGTTGCTCTCCTGCTTGTTGTGTATAGATATGTTCAAATGTTGCTCTCACTGAATCGTCAGTGACTCCTATACCTGACAGGACAGAGTGCCTGTCATATCTGGTATTTGCTGACTGCAGCTGAGTCTCAAGCTCTGACACCTTTTGCTGCATCCCTTGAGAGAGTGCAAGTTGAGAGGTTTGTTCGTCAAACTTTGCTTGTAGTTCTGCAAGCTCTGTCTCTTTTGCATTGATTTTGTTGGAGTATGTGCTGAGTCTTTTTGAGATGATTGCATCAACACTTGACTTGAGTATATAGGTCTCCCCCTCATGGGTGATTTCTTTGTCTGGCATGTTTTCCTCTGGTTTTTTTGTTTTGTTAGATCATTGTTAGAGCGTTATCTCTTCTGACCTGATTGAGATACTCTATTGCATTCTCTCTATCATAGTCAGGGTACATCTCCATAACTGCCATGATATTGCTCAAGAGACCCCTGTCAATCAAGTCGTTTCTGTGGTCTCGCTCCGCTTTGAGCTCCTCCGGTGATTTTGGGAGTTCATAGTAGTCTATTTGATAGCCCGATTCAGGATATGATGACCCCGTAAAAGCATTGAGCATCTTTGCGGTTACAGTGACAGTGTTGAGGTCTGCACGCCTAAATGATGGGGAGTATTGAGATTGTGCCTCTCTCAATGATGACCTGCTTATTGAGATTGCATATCCCGATCGGGGGTCTCCTGACATCTTGTGCACATCTGCTCCTGAGATGCCTGCAAGGGTTGCAAGTCTCCTCTCAAAGGTAGTGATTGCCTCAAGGGTTTTCTCTACATCTCCACCTGCTTGCCATTGCCCGAATTGAGCCTGTATCGCTCCCTCTCCTGACTCAGCTGCAGGAAGAAAGCACAATATTGATGCAGGGTCAGTCTCTACTGATGCAACCTGAGCGTCCTGACCATTGCCCCCTATCAAGGACGACATAACCGCATTATACATCCACCTCTGAGGCCACGCGCAATCGCGCATCATATGGATAAAGAATGTGTATAGACAACTTGCACTGAGAGAGCCCTGCAGTAATTCAGAGTTGTAATACGGGTCAAACAGATCCCCTGTCAGCTCTGCATGATAGAGGCTATAAGGCAAAAACGGCCTCCCCTCTGAATCGATATAGGGATAGTTTGCACCTGATAGATCCCCCCCAAGATACAACTCAGACATATCCTCTCTTTTGTCCTCCTCATTTGCCCCTATTCGATACACCCTATAAATCGGATTTGACTCATCTGAGATGTCCAAAAAGTCAATAGTCCATTCCAGCATGTCAGTCTGAGGATTTTTGCGCAATCTCATCTCTTTAATACAAACAGGAGTTTGTGCATCATTTAATGCTCCTGCAGCTGACACCATGTCAGGGGTTACGATCCTGTATGAGATTCGGTTTGTCTCCTCTGTATAGTCAATCCGCAAAAAGCACTCTCTCAGTCCTATGGTAAAAAACTGCACTCGTTTCATCAGACCCCATAAACCTGCTTGAGACAATACTCCCTCATTGCCCAAAAACCCCTGAGTCTGTCCCTCTTGCGCTCTTGGGTTTGTAACTACAGGAGGTTTGAGGTATAAAGCGCAAAGTGCTTTGGTCGTTTCCTTGAATATGTTTGAGCTCATGTCTGGATTGCCCCATGCCTCCTGTCTCTCAAGTGATACGTGCATGTTCATGGCATCGATGAGGTCTTGATACCACGTCCCGCAAAGCATCCTATGTCTCAATGCTGTATGTTCTGACCTGTCTGACTCTGCTAAATTTTTCCATGTTGGTTTTGTTGGGATGTCCATGCTACCACCTTTTGTATAGTTTATTAGGGATGTGTGATGTCCTGTATTTTACATCTACAACAGGCATGACACCATATCTCATTGCATCAATACTGTGCTTGTGTTCTGACATTGTATCAAGTAAACCGTTTGATTTTCTTGCCCATAATTTTAACGATTTAATTAGGTTTTCGCAACTTGGGAAGATTTGAAATTTGCCGACTGTCATGCGCTCATGGATAACCTGACACCCGTACAAGACAGACCATCGAGGTTTGTATGCTGTTTTAATTTTGAATGGTAGTTCTGTCTTTACATATCCGAGTTCATGCGCAAAGCCTGAGAGGAGCATTGCATTGGACATCTTGCCGTCTCCTTTCTTTGTTCCTCCATGCTTCCTATCTCCTGTCCATCTCGTTATGTCTGCAATCTCAAGATTGTTACGTCTGAGCATTTTGAGGATGCCCCTTGCATGTTTTGATGCTCCCCCTCCATCTGAGACATACTCATCAACTATGTAGATGTATGCATCATCAGGGTTTGTCATATCGATGCAGCTGAGGATCGCAACTTGGGAGGCAACATCATGCCCATGATCGATCCCTATCGACCAAATAAACTCTCTTTGTCTCTCAATCCCCTCATTGTCAAAATATGTTGATTGGGGCTCAATGTCTGATATCATCTCCTCAGAAAATGCGTCGAAGATTCGCCCCTCTGGAATTCCCCCCTCCCAATCTCCTGACATCCTTGCAGCTCTGTCGAGTGTGAGGTATGACTTTTCGAGTTGCTCAATGTCCTCTTGTGAGAGCATGGGTCTGCATCCTTCTGGCGTGCAGTTCTCAACATTCATGACTCCAACATGCTCTGAGATTATACCGTCTGACACCATCTCTTTGAGGTATTCAACAGGAGCTCCGATCGGCGTGAGAGTCAACAACATTTTACCTTTTGTCCTTGTTGTTCGTGCTTTGAGTTCACCCCACAAGTCAGTCGGGTGGCGGAGGCTCATCGACCCAAACAAAATCGACCGAACCTGACGCAACACCCAAAGTCCCCTGTCCTGTAGTTTTAAAATATACGATTGACCCATTTTTGTATTTTACAACTGGATATTTTCCTCTGAATCCTTTTCCTGGTATGTACTCAGTTTCTTCATGCAACTCATCCTTTGGTGCAAGCTCCCAAAATTTTGACTGTATCACCTTGCTCTGTTCCCAACTATGAACAATGACCCATATATCAACAGGTTTTGATGGGACTCGCTTATAGGGATGTTTGCCTATCGCTCTGCAATGAACCTCAAACGCTCCGAGCATGGTCTTTCCGATTTGATTGCCCCCTCTCAAAAGCACAATGTTTTGAGTGTCTTGCAGCACTCTCTTTTGTACTGGGGTAGGTCTCCAATACTTGAGGGGGTTGCGCTCTTTATCTTTGGCCATTCTGACAGCAAGAGATGCAAGATTTTGGAGTTTAGAGATGCTCATTTGATGCCTACTACGTTGTCATATTCTCCCAAGAGCCTCAAAATTCCCTCTCTCTGCACTGGTGACATGGCAATGATTGCTTGTTCTATCATCATCAGCAATTGTTGCTCATCCTCCTCACCTTGTATGTCTCCTGCTGCTCTCCTCATCTCAGTGATTTGGTCATGCAGGTCTATTTGTATTTTGTATAGAGATGCTGGGTTTGTACCTCTTGCTGAGAGATTCCCTATGTCCATCTCTATTTGTGTCAGCTTTTGGATGCGAAAAAGAATCGGGTCAGCTGTAAAATCTTGCAGTGACTCGAGGGGAGACGGTCTCTCAGGCTCTGGTGCTCTGACTATCTCGATTGTTTGAGGTTTTGGCTCTGGGTTTTTGAGTACATGGTCAATCTTGCTTTTGCTTACTCCAAACGCTTTTGCAAGCGACCTGTAAGAATGTCCCCCTTGAGCGTACAAAAGTCTGATTTGCACCTCTTGCTCATATGTCAAAGATGTTGCTCTTCCCATTTTTTATGTTTCCTCTGTTTTACGTCTTGTGATTGTCTTTTCTCTGGAGACTTTTGAGAGAAAAAGTCGTGGCGCGGG